AACTTGATGTTAATGGCGCAACCGCATTTGCTCTGCAATCCGCGGTAGGTGCTTATGCTGATGAAGCTTACACAAATGCTAAGAAGCTAGTCAGCACCGGTATTACTGCCCCAAATCCGATGATCGATAAGAATACGGAAACGTATATCGGTCAAATGCGTTGGTTCAAGCCAATGAACCCAACCATTGAAGTTGCTTCATTAACTTCCTCAACTGATGGTACGGGTTCTACCTATAGCTCAGACTTTAGCCAGTATATTAAGACTGTTCGTACGCATGGTGCGACCAAGATTAATATGCAGACCCTTGTTACTCAACAGGATGGTCTGGCTAAGGTTGGTCGTGACTTTGGTGAGACTAAGGCGCAAGACCAGCATAATGCACTTCTGGCAGTTCTAAAGGGTGTTGCCATCTCTGAAGCACTCTGTGGTGCTGCTAACGGCTCTACTTGGGGTACCAACTCGGCTGCTTCAGGCCTTGGCGGTCAGACCTTCGATAACGATCCTACGGATCAGAAGTATGGTTTCTATGTTGACCTTGGCTCAGCCAAACCTGTTGTTGCGGCTACTACCGCAGTTCAGGGTGCGGCCCGTGCTGAAGGCTTCTTAACTGCCATTGGTATGGCTTGGAAAGACTATGAGCCTGATTGGATGTATCTCATTACATCCCCTGAGGTTTATGCTTCTCTCCGTTCAGCTAACCTGGTAGATGAAAATCGTGTTCAAGAGGCAAATGTCACCTTTGAAACCATCTTTGGTGGCAAGTTCCGTCTTATTCAGACGCGTGCTTCACAGGCAATGTCCGGCACTGAATTAACCCGTATCAATACTGGTGCTGGTGTTGACATTGTTGGTACCAAGACTTCATTTGTTGTTCTCCCCGGTGCTCTGGCTTTTGAAGAACTGGATGTGCCAGATCCCGTTGAAGTTCAGCGTAATGTTAAGGCTTATAAGGGTGGTGGCTCAACGGATATGTGGCATCGTTGGGGCTATGTCATTCAGCCAAAGGGCTATTCCTGGGCTGGTGACATCACTGCTTTTCCATCTGACGCAGACTACAAGAAAGTGTCAGTTGCGGGTACCACTGAAGTACTCGGCGGTGCAACCGTTATTGGCCAACAGACCTATGGTGTATGGCAGCGTAAGGCCGCTTCTGCTCTTGAACTAGGTATCCTGCCAATCTTCCATAGTTAAGCAACAAGGAAGGGTAACATGGCGCTCTCTAAAGGTACTAATTCATATGTAACTGTAAATGAGGCGGATGCCTATTTTACAGATAGGATTGATGCGGACGACTGGACTGCCGCAAGTCCTACTAAAAAGGCCCAAGCCTTAATTACAGCTACAAGTATATTAGATGAGCAGCCTTGGACGGGTACTGCAATTGTAGATACTCAGCCATTAGCCTTTCCAAGAGCAGGTATATACTTTGATCCACGTGTGGGGACTAGTCTTATCCTAGATGATAGTTATGTTCCCACACGTGTGGTCAATGCTACTTGCGAGCTGGCAATGCATCTAATAACAAACTCAGGTCTACAAAATGATACTGGATCGGTACTAGATCTGAGTGTTGGACCCATTAATTTACAAACTATCAGTAAACCTAACTTAATACCTGCAAGAGTAAAGAGGTTGATCAACCCCATTCTTGAGAATGGTGGATCAAGGACTTGGTGGAGGGCTAACTAATGGGTTATCGTTCATTAGTTATCCAGAAAGTAAGAACCGCTTTCAATACCATCAAGGATCTTGCTGTTGATGTAACACTTACTCAGAGTAGCCCTACGGGTTATAACTTTGCAACTAATCAACTCGTAGGAGCCTCTACTGCGACTACCACTATTAAGGGTGTACTCCTTGAAAGTGATAGAGAAGAAGTAGAGAACAAAATAGCAGGTAAGTTGCTACTGAAATCAGAAGATGTATCCGACTTAACCATTTATGACTCTTTAGTAATAAATGGTATTACATGGAACATTGTCCCTCCTTATAAGGATAATGGCTATACGATTGAAGTTGAGATAGCCAGGGAGGGATAATGACCGGAAAATATGAAACATTACATAATGATATATACTCTATTTGGGCATCTGCAAATTGGTCAAATGAAAATATAAAAACCTTCCCCGAAAACTTTATTGGGCAGGTACCTAATAAGGAGTATATTAGAGTTAGTATATTGCCATCCGATAGATCTATGGATACTAGCTATCAGCATCTTGGATCTGTCTCGGGTCAAGTCATGATTGATATATTTGTACCTGCGGGTAAAGGGCCAATAAGGGCATCCCAAATTGCAGACAGACTAGATGCATATCTAGTGGGTAAGAGTGTTCAGTCTGGTCAAGGATTAACTCAATTCCAAACCAGTACACTCTCCAACTTTGGTTTTGATAAGGCAAATGCGAGTCTTTTCAGAGCTATTTACACAATCCCTTTCACTTATTTTGGAGTTTAATACCCATGACGCATATTGCATCACTTGGTGCTGCTATCTACACCGACCTGTCTGTTGGCTTAGGAACTGTTGCTTCTAATGCCTCTGGCGCATCCTCACTCGTTGCTTCACCAGATACTTTCACCAACTGGCAGACCGCCTTTGGTACTGAAGGTACCTCAAGCAACAACTTTTTACGTATTCCTAACGTTCGTACCTTCCCCTCTATTGGTACTCCTGCCAATATTGTTAACGTTAGTGAATATCAGGTTCGTCAAACTAAAACCATTCAGGGTCAGGCTGACGCCCCGAGTCTTGAAGTAGAAGTTAACTATATTCCGAGCCTTTATATCAAAGGTGCTTCGGGATCTGTATTAGGCAACCTGGTGAGTGATGGTCTTACTCACCTTTTCCGGTTCACCCTATTACAGTCTCTGCCAACCGATTATAGTTCAACTTCGGGTAGTACTCACTTAGGCTCAGTAGGCAATACTCAATATTTCTGGTTGGGTAAGATTGAAGCTCTGTTGGTGAAACCAGATCTTAAAGATACTTTAGTAGCTACCTTGACTCTGTCGATCCAGTCAGAGTTCTACGGAGCGTTCACCAGCACCTAAGGAGCAATAATGACGCACCTAACAACTTTAGGCGCAGCAATTTACTCCGACTTGTCTGTTGGAACGGGCACGATCATCTCAGGTATCGCTCAGGGGTCTACTGTAGGTACGTTGGACGAATCCTCATTTAAGGCTAGATTCGCTACCGAGGCTAGGTTGCGGGATACAGTCGCAAATGGCTTCGTAGGTACCAACAGTTTTACTCGCATTGGTTCAGTTCGGGAGTTTCCGAGTATTGGTACTCCGGCGAATATTGTTAATGTCCCTGTGTATGGTCAGCGCCAGACTTCAACTATTCAGGGTCAAGCTGACGCGCCTAGCTTAGAGATTACTGTAAACCTTATTCCCTCTGTGTATCAGAAAGGGAGTAGCTTAGCATATGTACTGGGTAATATGATTGGGGATGGTATCTCTCGCCCTTGGAGGATGACCTTCCTACAGTCTGCCCCAGCTTCATCCGCTAATGCAGTATTAGGTAATACTTCTACAATTGCAGCAGCCACAGCAGGTGTTACTACTGGTTCTACCTGCACAATTGTTGGTGATATCTTCACTATTGGTACTTATACCTCGGGTGTATTCCGTGAAGGTACTGTATTAACTAGTGCAGCAGGAACCTCAATTGTTGCTGGCACAACTATCATCGAACAACTTACTGGTACATTAGGTGGCTCCTCAGGGGCTACCTATCGGGTAAGTGTTTCGCAGTCATCAACCGGATTCCAGGCCGCAGGAACCACTGGTACACTTACAGTATCTGGCACTGGTTCATCTGGTTATCTGCGTGCTGGTATGTCAGGTTCTGGTGGGCATGCGGGTTATACTGTATATTCACAAATGACTGGTACCTTAGGTAGTACATCTTCGGGTACTTATAGTGTATCTCCATCAGGTACTGTAGGATCAGGTGCTGCCACCTATACTGGTTCAGATGGTAGGGAGTATGCCTCGTTGGATACTGGTGGTGGCTCAGGCCTGTATACTGTGGGTAATACTCAGTACTTCTGGAATGGTAAATTAGAGGCAATGTTAATCAAGCCTGATTTGAAAGATGCGTTGGTGGCAACTCTGACGTTATCCATTCAGTCAGAATTTTATGGTGGTTATACTAATACTTAATCTATAGGATAGGAGGGGATCTCAGAAATGGGATCCCTATTCCATATTATGAAAATTAAGCCTTTTTCAATGGGTTACGTTCTACGCACTACGCTGAAGCATATGCGTAAAAGCGTAGACATCAGCATCAAGAAAACACTTGATCGCATTTCTGATTTCAATGGAGATCAGGAAAAATCACAAGAAGTATTTAAGACGCTAACATTATTACATACAATGAAAAAGATGTTAGACGATTTTCAACTTAAATTTAACGATCAGTTTTCAGGAGAGTAGCTATGGCTAGTATTAAGGGTTTTGTTGGTAAGCGTATGTCCAAAGAGGTTAGCTTCATGGGTGAGAAGGTAACCATTAATAAACTCTCTGTAGCTGAGGTGCTTGAAATTCAAGCTGCAGCTAAAGAAGT